CACTTTGGACACAATCTTACTATAAATCGTGTCACCGTCAACGCTCTTTACACCTTCCGTGACTTTGTTTTGCAAGTCCGGGCTGTTCAAGATCTGTTGTTTGATCTGATCAGATAGCTTGCTAGTGTCTGGTAACGTGCCGGCTTTCTTGAGGGCTTCTTCTGCCTTCGCGTTCGCTTGTGCGATTGCTTGGTTCGTCGAGATTTTAGCGTCTGAGATTTGTTTATCGACTTCTTTCTTGACCTTGTCAATATCCTCTGTGTCGATCCGTTTCTCCCACTGAGAGCCGTTCCAGACATACATACGGTCATAGAGACCGTTCTTCTCAAACCAGATGTCACCGATCTTGTGTTCTTTGTTATCCGGACGGTTGTACCATACTTTATTCCCTTGAGCATTTAAGAGATAATCTGGCAAGGTATTTACCAGTCGTTGCTGATTGCTGGCCAGGTCGTCAATCTTACCGGATAGGTTGCTGGTCATTGACGATTTAAAGCCGTCACCAATAACACCAATCTCAACGCTGTCATTCTGCTCTAGCAGTACATCATAGACGATGGTTGTCAACTTGGCATCTTCGCTAGTAAGACCAATCTGAGGATAATAGACGGGTACAATGTCGCAAAGTTCAGCCTCTTCTAAAATCTGGGTAAGTTTATAATCAAGTGTCTTTGATAAGTCTACATACTCGATTTTAGTATTGATTTTAGGAAGTCCTAAACGATTATTAATTGCGTATTCTTTGGCAAGTCTGCGCAACTTGTCAATCGTTGGTACTTCCTTGTCTTTAAAGTTAGATGAGAAATCAACGATCAAAACCCGTCGCTCATTGTATAAGCCGATATAAGGGCCGTCTACATACTTCTCAGGTAGCTCAACTGTGATCTGTTGGCTGGTTGCTCCACCCTTACCAGTCCCTTGATTCTCTGGGGTATACGTTGCGTAAGGATACACGCTGGTATAAGCGCCCTCGATATCTTGGTCGTCTTCTGCTCGCAGGATATTGCGACCGTACTCTAAAACAATAGGGCTTCTGCGCCCTAGTTGCTTGTGTAATCTGATAACAGTATTATCAAACTCATATTCACCACCCCAAACATCAAGGATTGAGCCAGAAACCCCACCAAGCACATCACGCGCCGTTTTAAAATCTGCGATATTCCAGCTTGTTTTTGAGGTTAGATCAATATCGGACCATGTATCAAACCGAATACCACCCATGGCATTTAAAGCCCAGATAGCCAAAGCTGCCTGGGCTGTCCCTGTAGCGTTGGTATTATTCCTAATAGCCATCTTTTCGGTCAAGTGGCTGATATGTTTGGCATAGACTTTTAGAATGCCTGTGCTGTCTTTGGAGATACGCGAGATAAAAAAAGTCTGATTTTTGGTTCGTAAACCAGCATCAGACTTGATCCGCATATCGTTTTTAAACGTACCTGCAAGCGGGCCACTAGCCGGGTACTCGATGTAAAGAGTATAGTTCCCGTTACGTTCCCTTGTGACTTGTGCCTTTGTAGCGTCAATTTCTCCCAAACCGTAGGTTTCAAACGCTGTTTCGTTTGCGTTATAAAGTATAGGTCTCATAATTTGACCCCCCAATTTGGAATAATAAACACTTCAAAGTTACCGTCCCAGCTTATCAAGTTCCTGCCATAATCTAAGTAAGGCATCTGGAATTGAGGGGAACGAACCACCTTGTCCCATGCTTGCAAGTTACCAGAGAATACCTGGTTAGCTTGCATATCCAGCGTGATCTTATTCTGTACGGCCTTTAACTTGGTCTTGCGTCCGTTAATCGTAAGTGTACAGTCACCCGATCCGACAAGCGTGATGATAGGCTTTGCGTTGACATTGCCCAGACCATTGATAGCAGTTCCATTTGTCAATTTTTGAGTAGCACGGCCCTGCTTGTAGAATTTGACTGGATAGGTCAAGAAGTTCAGCTTGACCTTGCCAAACTGGCGCATAAGCCCAGCAATCTCAAATGTTTCAATAAACGCTGAACGGTAGATAAAATCTGGGTCCCAGGATAGAGTCAAATCTTTGTAGCCGTCCACGTTCAACCAGTTACTAATTTCACTGCCTGCGTCCGTTAGCTTGCGATTAGAAAGGACGGTACAAGGCAGTTCGATAGTCACCGACTTGAGCCGGTTCTTTGAGATCAATAGATCACCATCGCGACCAGGGACCGCTACTGTTTCTACGTCGCTACCAGTGGAACTGATAATATAGTCGCTGGTCACCCGTAGACCGTGAGTAGTGCTTGAAACACCGTTAAAAGTAAAACTTCCCATTAAGCCATTCTACCTCCTTCCAAATTCGTATAGTAAGCAAGCTCACGCAAGAGCCTGCGCATATTTTCCGGACTAAAGAAATTATCATTAGCCGTACCGTTTGCGTTAAGTGTATAGTTGTTTGTCACGTTTGAGCTTGAGCTTCCACCGCCTGCATATCCAAAGCGCGTAGCTAGTGTATCAGTAAGGCCACTTACAAGATCACCGCGCCCTGGTAAATTAAAGCCAAAGCCGTCCGTGTATTTCTTACCAGACTCTACAGTCTTGTTTGCAAGGTCAGTCATTGAGTCGTCTACATAGTAGCCGTACTTCTCAATACCTACCGCCATACCTTCGGGGATAGCACGACCGACTTGATCTCTGAATACTTTTGATGGCGAGTTGATAGCCAAAGCAGACCGAGCTGCTGCCACAGCTCCGAATGCAATGCTTGATGCTGCTGATGCAACTGCACCAGCCATCGCGTAGATACCGCCCATCATACCCTCGCCAATAGACATACCGGCATTATATCCGCCGTTGTATCCGCCGGACATACCGTTATGTGCTGACGCTTTAAGGTTACTAGATGCGTTAAATACTGCCCCGTTGTGACTCGCTACACCGCTAGTGACACCAGTCCCAAATTGTGATCCGGCATTTCTACCGTCATGTCCTAGTGATCTAACAGATGCATTAATCATCATCTTCATTGCGTTAGACGCACCGGTAGCAATACCTTGCGAGGAATTAATACCACCACCAATACCAGTTCCGAATTGTGAACCGTACTGTTGCCCGTTCATGGACATCGCGAGGAATTGAGCAGAAATAGCAAGGTTCATCACAGATGCTGCACCAACTGCTACCTGTTGACCGGCAGCGATACCGGTTGCGATACCAGAACCAAATTCTGAACCTTTAGCCTGTCCATCGCTGGCCATGCCAGCCATCGTAGCAGTAGCGTTTGATTTGAGGGTGTTAGCTGCACCTTGCACGACATCGGACCGGCTCAGTACACCATCTCCGACACCGGCACCGAGTTCAGCACCTTTTGCTTGACCCTCACCAAACAAGTTCGCTAGAACACCTAGAGAGGCATTTTTAAGGCCGTCAACTGCTCCCTGGACTGATCCTTGGTTCTCTGTGATACCTTGAGCATATCCACCGCTCACTTGTGATCCGCTGTACTTGGCTTCCGTTGGCAAGTTGTTAAATGCCTGCTTAGATGCCTCTGTGACTTCTGATGCTGCCTGTTGGACATCGCCTTTTCCAGACCGCATACCGTCGCTTACTTTTTGAGGAATTTCACGGCCTTTAACTTCAAAGCCTGCATCGGCGAGTGCGCTTCTAAACTCATCACCGATTGCGGTCACCATGCTCTCGATTTCGGGTGGTAACTCTTGACCAGTTGCCCGAATACCACGGAGGAAGCCTTCCTTGGCTTTATCTCCTGCCTCGGTCCATTTACCGTTGAGTCGTCCTAACTGCTCATCGGACGCATCTACAAGGGCCTGCGTTTGGTTGGCCATTTTAGGACCAGCCTGGCGCATTTGCTCGATAAGACCTTGGTCTAGTCCACGTTTAGCGAGTGTTTCAAGGTTTTGCGACCACTTATCAACCGCGTCGATGTTTTTCTGCAAGTTAGCGGTCATTTGATCTGCAGATAAGGCTGTCTGTTGCTCGATAGCCTGGAATGCGTTTTGAACTTCACCTTTGAGATTAGCAAACTCTTGTTGCATCATCTCTACAGCTTTCTTCTGCTCCTCGTTCATGGTCTGCAATGAGTAGATCACGCGACCATTCGCATCTTCTGTAGACTTGGCCTTGGCTTCATTGTTCTTAACGATCGTATTCGTTAATTCGTTGTCAGAGTCCTCGGTTTTCTTGATATCGTCCTGGAGCTTCTTGACTTCTTCGTTGTATTTCTTCTTAGCTTCTGTCTTGATATTGTCGCGAAGTTGCCCACCAGCGAAGCCGAAATCTTCTATCTTCTCAGTTTTGTCGAGTAGGCCTTGATATTCCTTTTCAAGCTCCTTCATCTTGTCCTTGATTTCAAGGCGCTTCTTGGCATTCTCTACCATTCGCTCGTTTGCAGCTTCAATCTCAGCCGATGCCTTGGCAATTTCAATCTGCTTCCGGATCGCGTCCGTGGTCATATTGATTGTGCCTGTGGCCTTGTCGTACTGGATATTCAAGCCCTCGATACGTGAGTTGAGGGTTTCTGCTGCCGACGCAAGCTCTTTCTTCTGAGCGGCAGTCTTGTTTTCAACCGCGTTCAGTTCGTCGATCTTCTTGACTAATCGCTCGTTGTCCTCGGCTGTAGCTTGGATCTCATTTCTGCGATCCTTATAGGCTTCATTGCCTTTGTTGATACTTTCGTGTAGATCATCGAGGGATTGCTGGAATTCTTTTGCTTTCTCTTTCGCTTTTTTGGTTTCTTCGCTTTCTTGCGTCAACCATGACACCAGACCAGCGATAGCACCAACGACGATAAAGACTCCACCAGATGATAGAGCTGCCAAAGCCCCAGCGAGTCCAGTAGTAGCACCCGTGGCTACAAGTGAGGTACTGGTTAAGGATACAAGGGAAGTGATAAGCGTACCAATTAGGCTACCGATACCTTTGATAATAGACAGTCCCAGCATCGCCCCTTTAAAGAGCAAGACTGCTCCTGCGACACCAGCGAATATTGAGATAAGCGGGTCTAAAACGGGTTTAAGAAAGCCTAATACACTCACTAGTCCCTTAACAATTGGAGTGGCACCGCGAATGACATTAATAATAATGTTAAAGGTGTTATTAATAGCTTCTTTGATACTGTCCAAGTGTTTGGCAATACTCTTACCAGTGACAGCCTTACTCAAGTTGTCAAACTCAGTAATGACATTTGCGATCCCTTTTGCCACGGCCAAGACAATATTATTAAATGATGTCTTGATACCCTCAGAGTTTTTCTTCGCCATCTCAGCAAAGCCGTTAACTCCTTTATTCAGCTCAATCAGACGCTTACTAAAATCACTAAAAGTTATCTTTCCATCTTGTAAAGCCTTGTAAAGGTCATTCTGTGCCGATGCCCCTGCATAACCAAAAGATTCTGCTGTCTTTTGCAAGGCGTAAGACATGGTCTCTTGCAAAGTCTTCCAAGATTGCAAGTCAACCTTACCAGATGATAACATCTGAGTATACTGCGTTAAACCACGGCTTGCTTCATCCGTTGATGCACCAGAAGCAAGAAAGGCATTGTTTAGGGCGATTGTTAACTTCGTAGACTGTTTAAGGTTCCCAGTCATTGAGGTTAGCTTTTGAGTCGTAGCTACGACCGTATCAAGAGAAGTTGGTAAGCCCTCGATACCCTCAGCAAGTAGCTTGGTAGATGATGCTACATCTTTTGACGAGTGCCCCAGCGATTTCATGACTTTCGGGAAGCGTTGCAAGGTATCAAAGCGGTCAATAGCCTTGTCCATTGACTGGCTTACAAGATTCATGGCTGAGCTGACAGCTTTAAAGGCCACCGCACCGACCGAGAAGTTCTTGATTGCGTCTTTGATCTTGTCAAATTTTGACGCGCTCCTTTCAGCTTGGTCGCCTGTCGTTTTGATGATGTCTTTCAGTTTGACAAAACCGCCCCCGCTTTGAGATGCGACTTGCCCAGCTCTATGTACTAGATCGGCGCTTACCTTAAAACCATTCCCGCCGGTTTTGCTGATCGTGCCAGCTTCCCTAACTTTTTCGGCTGCCTGTTTAAAAGCATCACCGCCAGACTTAGAAAGCGCACCGGCTTCTTTGATTTTAAAACTTGCTGACTTAAAGCCCTCTCCGCCTGTCTTGGCTTCGTTGCCAGATGCTTTTACTTTTTCTGCAGCTTGCTTGAAGCCATCGCCAGACCTTTGGGCGAGATCAGAACTTTCTTTGACTTTCTCCCCGGCTTGTTTAAAACCAGAACCGGAGCGCCCAGCTAAATCAGAGCTTTCTTTGATCTTCTCACCAGCGCGACGAAAGCCGTTACTAGAGGTTTCCGACAACTTCGCACCCTCGGCCATACGGTCACCAGCGCGTTTAAAACCTTGTCCGGCTCTTAAAGCCTTGTCACCAGTAGCCTGGATACCGTCGCCTGCACTTTTGACACCTTGGCCAGATCTACGGGCTTCGGACTCTAAACGCTTCAAGGCATCAGATAGCTCTGTAAGTTTTCGTCCGTTAACCTGGACGTCAATTACAATTTTTCCATCTGCCATCTATTCATCTCCCTCCTTTCCATCTAATCTATATTTGTTCTGTAGCCGTCTCATTTTGGCCTTGTACTCGCTACTATCGTTTTTTGAGGGTTTCCAAGACCGTATCTCCACTAATTGAGATACAGCCGTCCCTTCTGGCAAACCGTTGAGTAGCGCGATAAATTCGGGCCATGTAAGCCGGCCTTGTGCTTCAAAGAGGTTGATATTATACGCTTGCACGAAGCTCGCGTATATTTCTTGAGCGTCTACTTCAAAATCAATCAAACGGATATCTTCTTCTTCGTCCTTGGCTACTGGCATAGGGTTCCCGTGCCGGTCATAAATCACGCGCTCTTTTTTGGTCCTTAAAAAATGCTCGTTGATATATTCCCACACGGCCACTATATCCTCTGGATTATCCAAGGCTTCATCCGTCATCATTAAAATCGCTGTACGCATCTTCTCGAGATTGTTCATAACTTCATTGTCAAACATCTCGAATACGTCCAGCACCAGATCAAAGGAGCAGTCCACGGCATAGGTGCGCCCGTTAACTTCAAAGGAGTTTTCTAAAGGCTCATTTAATTTCATGAGCAGTCCTCCTTTTTATTTTTTGCTGGTTTTCTTTGTTTTCTTAGCTTTTGCTTTTTTGACAAATGATTCAGCAACCGCACCCGATGCCTTGGCCCGTTCTTGGCCTAGACGTTCAATTTCGGCACCCAGCAAGGTATCTACCTCATCAAATGCATGATCCAAAGCGTCAAGGTCTGGATAACGTTCATAGAGCTTGGCAAAGGTACCGTCCCCGAATAAGACATCATATTTAATCTCCGTCATTTTCTTCTGCATCTCAAAGGCTTCGTCAATAACTCGCTTGTTAATGACCCCTTTTTTGAGATCGTCAAACTCTCCGTTATTTGAGCGCTCAATCAGCTCTAACTGGTACTTGTTAAAGCGTTCTGTGATCTCTTCCTGGAGCGTTGCAAGCCGTGAGATATTCTCTAGTGATGTATCAAATTGTAGTTCGATTTCTCCGATATTGATCGGGATATAATCGCGTTTTAGTTCGATTGAAATAGACATGTTTTTCCTCCTTTATGCACAAAAAAGAGCGTCCCAAAAAGGAACGCTTTTACTTTTACCTATTAGCCTACGACTGCTGTAGTTTTAGGAAGCGAGTTGTAAGAAATCTTACAAGAAAATTCCTCGTAGTTTGCAGCAGCCCCAGAGCCAGCCTTGATTGCTGACACGGTGGCGATTCCGACGTGTTGATTCTTACCGTCAGAGTCTACCACTTTATGCCAAACGAGGCGATCGTTACCGAGTTTGTACTTCAACCCAGCGATAAGAGCCATCGCTTCATCTTCCTTGTCGTAAGTTCCCTTAAAGGTGTATGAACCTTTAACAGATGTTACTGTTGTTTCTTCTGTACCGTCGCCGTCATAATAAGCGACAGATGTAGTAGCTTCATCTGTATCGTCGTCCACATCTTCGATCCATTTTGCAAGCTCTTTATAAGCTGTTTTGTCTGGTTCAGTCTTTGGATCAGTGACTGGTGCGATAAAATGCCCGCGTAGGGCGTTCTTTTGACGTGCCATATATTACACTCCTTTATTGTTTAGAATTGTTAGGTTTGCAGTGATATCCTGCAGATAAATATAAAAACCCTGCTCGTCCCGTTCGTTTAAGGAGGGCTGGGTAGTTGTTAGGTTATTAAAAATATATGAGTTGTTTTGACTTGGTAAGATTAGATCAAACTCAGAAAGTGCCTTATTAATTTCCCAAAGACACTCGCTAGCTGTTACCTGGTTCTTAACCTTGACTGCGATTTCAAAGATAAGGCTCACATCTCGCGACCCGTCCATATAAACACGCTCAACCTTACCGCCTGGCAACGGATAAAGGACCAAAGAGTCTAACTCGCTTAGGAAGTCAAGCTCACAAGCAAGCGGTAGACCGAGGGTGTTGATAAAATCGCGCAAAACAACGTTAAAATCATTGTTACTTTTCATTTATTAAACCCCATTGCTCTCAATCCAATTTCTGCCCACTTGTTACCATGGTTTGCCGATGCCTTTAAGTCCCAGCGCTTACCAGTTCCAGGAGTGGTATACTTGCCAAAGCTAAAACTGCGGTACTTGTTATAAGCACCACCGTAAAACTGGGCGCGTGCGTATGGTGTGTTGTAGATAATCTTAGAGCCGTCGCCTGCCACATGACCGCTAGACCTTAACGGGCCATGTAACAAAGGCACATAAGGCTCCATATCTAGTAACGCTTGGTTTGCGATTTCTAACCGTGCCTTTCGTTCTGACGCTTGCGATACTTTCTTGGTAGCTCCGCTCAAATCAATCGTGACATTGATCCCCATTACATCACCTCGATTTCGTAGCAAAAGATTTTGCGGTTGAATGGTTCATAAACAGGAACGATCTTGTTTACAATGTATTCATTGTCGCCATCTTTTACAATCGAGTTACGATATGAGGAATCAATTTCCACATCACAATACTGAGGGTATACGAAGATAACCCCAGGCGCTCTAAATGACGGGTTCTTCTGTCCGGACGGGTTATTTACTGACCCCGGGCCGTCAAAGTTACGGTCAAAGCGTACAGGGTTTAAAAGAATAGGGTAGGAGAATTCTTCTTTCCCCCACCCATCTTTTTTGCCCGTAGGTTTTGAGATCGTCACTGAGTCAACTAGTGTCCGTTTATCAATAACGACCATATTCCACCCCACTATACAAGAAACCAGCCGATTTAAGAGCGTTAAATGCATCAAGGGATAGATTATACCCCGACGCTGTTTCAGAAGCCCTAGAGCCGTTATTTGAGCCGTAGGACACCGATGTACGTCCTAGTGTGGTGCTTGATATTGTCTGCTTATCCTCGGCTGTTAAAATACCCGTACTATCCAAATACTGGATCTGGTAAGCCGTGGCGATTTTAACTGCTTTCTTACGGAATTTATGATCCTTGTCAAATTCGTGGAAGTCATAATAATGACGGATAAAGAGATTAATAGCAAGCTCGGCCCGTTTCAGTAGATCATCAAACTCGCATGTGCTGTCAAAACCTAACTCAAGATATTCCTCATGTGTTAAGTATGCCATGATACCTCCTATTCAGAGGTCACCTCTTGAGCTACGGTTCCGCTTTCTGCAACAAGCTCCAACCATTCCTCACCAAACGCGAGGTTTGTTTTTTTGTTGATTTCTTCTGCTGCTGCAGTCGTCAACTCGTAGACCGTGCCCTCGTCAAAGTTTTGGTCTGTTGATTCGATCAAAAAGTTACAAGTAGCTTTATATTTCGCCATTCGTTACTCCTTGATCTCGTAACCGCTAGTCAAAAAAGCAGATACTAGATTGGGATCAGTGATGGTAAAGGTTACATCGTCCTTTACCAAAACTGTCGCAGCCTGTTCAGTTACTGCTTCTGCTTTAGTTGTTTTTGTTTCTTCTGCCATTTGTTACTCCTTACGCTGTTTTGTGAACGTAGATCGCTTTCTTCTTGCTGTCAAGGACAAAGGCATCGTAACGGATACGACCTTCTACAAGGTAGCCGTTGATTCCTGGTGGGTTATCGTGGATCTTGTAGTCTTCGAGTTTGACCGGAGAAGTAGTCGCAATTGGGTGCGCGATAACAAATGCTACGTTTTCAGGCAAGCGTGAAGTTGGTGTAAGGATAACTGGCAATCCATCGATAACACCTACTTGTCCTTTGAACGCCACTTCTTGACCGAGGTCAGAGTTCTTAACGAATGATGGATCAAGTTTAATGAGTTTGTAAAACTCAGGAGATACGTGGAGCTTGCGTCCTTCTTCTGGTACAAGCGCGTCAGTCAATTTCACTTGACCGTCAAGCACTGCTTCATACGCGTTGTTTTTAGTGACTGTGCCAGTTTTTACGTGGTCTGTATCAGCACCAGCAACGACTTTTGCAAAACGGTATTTATCAACTTCTGGGATAACCACTTCTACCAATTGGCGAGCAAGAGCCTTACCTGCTTCCAAAGTTCCCAACGTGTCTTGCACTGAGCGTTTGTCGATTGTAAACGTGAATGAACGGTCTTTAGTGAGTGTCAATGTTTGCACATTGTTTTCAAGTTCTGCTGCAGTACCGTAGCGAGTGTTACCAGTCAAAGAGTAGTCATTCATTCCAGCGGTTGGGATTGAGTACACTTTAACGGTATCTACACCAGTAAAGTCAAAATCCTGGTTAATAATACCAGTAGAGAGGGCCTCTTTCGCAAAGCGCTCATCTACTTTTGTGTCAAATTTAGAGGCATAGTTAATAGTCATATAGGTCTATCCTACTTTCTTTTATTTTAAATGCTGTCAAAGCCAGCAAATAGAGCTTGTTCTTCCGGGCTGAGGTTGTTGTCACCACCAGCGGACGGATTGCCACCAAGCGCGAACTTTGGCTGTGGTTCCTGTGGTTCTTCCTTTTGGACAAAAAGGTAAGGGCTTGATTCTTTTAGACCGTTGATAGTTTCTTCTAGTTTTGGCTTGCCATCTTCAGCAAGCTCGATCTTGTCAAGATCAATAAACTTCATAAGGTCTTCGGAGTTATGCGCTCCCACATCTTTCAAAGCCAAGGCAACCGCGTTGGTTTTTTTCACTTGCGCAAGGTTCGCTTCATTCTCGGTCTTATAGCTTTCAAATTGAGCTTGTAAATCTTCCAGTTGTTTCTTGGCTTCTTCACTAGCTCCCTCTTTGGCTTGTAAGTCCTTGATAGCTTGGTCACGTTGCTCAAGTTGTGTTTTTAAGCTGTCGTTTTCTGCTTGCACCTCGGACTTGGCTTCTTTGATTGCTGACCCGTACGCTGCCATAATGCGCTCAATAGTTTCCTTGTCTTCGATACCTGCATCAACTAACATCTCACGTTTTAAACTCATGTTTAAAACTCCTTTCTGTTTTACGTCCAGGAGACGAATTCGCCGGTTTACGTCCGACAACGAAAGCGCCCAGCGGGTAACGATCCCGCGAATAGGTAAGAAAAAAGGAGGAAATCACCTATCCATCCAGAAAGGGCGCAAAATAAAAAGGCTATAAAAGCCTTTATTCTTCTATACCGCTTACAAAACCTTTGAAAGCTGCCCGCGATATATCTTTTTGACGTTCCAAAAATGTTTTTTTCTTTCTAAACAAAATCTTTTCCAATAATTTAACAGCCTTATTCATCAGCGTTTTCCCCTTTCGGTTTAAAATACCTTTCCCTCGCATAGTCACGATGTAAGAAAGGCTTGTCCGCAATATAATCTCGCAAGGTTGCTTGCTGGTCTCTGATTTTGGTTTTAAACTTACTGATAAGTTCCTGGTCGCCTAGCTTTTCGGCTACGTGTAGCTTTTCCTTAGACTTGCGAATTGCTCGCTCGTATGCCCTTTGTTTGGATTGTGCATTAGCATTTCTTACAGCTTCTTCCTGCGTTACGTTCTTAACGTCCGGGCCTAGTTCTGGTAGTTCGTTTATACCAGGGACAAAAGGAGTAAGCATGTGTCCGCAGTTGATACCAAGACAGCCACCAGGCGTCCCGTATCCATGATCCGCAAGCGATAGAATACTGATGCCGTGTTCTTCCCTCGCTGGTCCATAGGTCACAATATGGTGTTGTAAGGGTGCGCAAGCCTCACGGGCCGTTGCCTTTTTGGAATAATAAAAGGTATCAATACCCAGCTCGTCCGCTGGCATCGTCCGCATCTCTCGGTAGCTACGCATGACAGTTGTTTTTATCACTGTCCTAGCGTAGTTGTCTACTTTCCAGTAGTGCCCGCCTCGGTCAATAAAACCCTTAAAGCCTATCTCTTGCCACTTCATCACGGTTTGAGATACAGCCTTGTCATGTGTGACTAGGCCAACCACTTGACGGGCAACCACTTCCTGGACCATTTGACGGTACACGTCCGTAACGATTCCGGGGAGCGTGGTATTAATCAAGTTACTAATATCACCGTGCGACTGTTCAAAATAGCCAGCTAGCAACTCCTGCGCGTGCTTAGAATTGCCAAAATCACCGCCTCCGAGGTCATCTAATAGCTGTTCTTTGGTGGTCTGATATATTATAAGGCCCTCGTCCTCAATGACCTTCCTGAGCTGTTCCTTGCCTATTTTAGAGTAGCGTGCGATAGTGTCCAGGTTCTGCTCATTTAGCATGTGCATCTGGCTCATACGCTCTAATTGCCAGATATACGGGTTATCAGCCAAAGACTCCGCCCCACGATCTAGCAACCTATCTATAACCTCATCGAACAGGTCACGCGCCATCTGATGATAGATATCACCGACTTGTGATGCGCGCAACTCTAACTGCTCATCGTTAAATAATACAGGGTACTTGTTACGCGCCATCTAATCACTCTCCATAAATATCAACTTCGCTTGTGCTACGCTCTAGCTCCATGCTCTCAGCGGTCTCTTTCTTGATATCTTCAAGCATTCGCGCAGCTTCATCATCTGACAAGCCCAGCGCTTTGGATATAGCGTATTGCTTGCTGACAAGGCCACTTAATAGGGCTTTAGCATAGTAGTCTAGCTCGTTATTTTTATCAACAAAGACACCATCATCAAGGTTTACCGTGATATCGTCCATTTCCGGGATAGGCCCGCTATACAAGCCGTACAGCTTCCCGATCTCACAAATAGAGATCACAAGCTCTTTGATAGATTGATCTACAAGGCTCACGATGCTGTTTCTTAACTGGTACGTGTCAGAGTTTTCGGATACAACCTCGGTCGCAGTCTTCATGCTCTTACCGTCAAAGGTAAACATACCAGGCGATACTCCGACCTGCATCTCAAAGAGCGCAAGGCCCTCGTTGATAGCCTTGATATAGTCGTCCGACCGGATAGGAGTAGTAAGGTCCGTGATGTTGATTGGTGTATCTTTGCCACCGTCAATTTGCTCATAGACGTTTTGCTCTGGATCAAATTCGCGCGTTACAAGATCAGTTTCTCCGTGATGGTCGAACCCAATCCGGACGGTTTGGTCTGGCACTAATACGCGCCGTTGCCCCATTCGCACTTCCCACTTAAACTCATCATAAGTGGTATTGATAAAGTCAATAGTGCTTTTAGCATTGTCAAAGATAGACAGACCCAGCGGGCTGTTAATATCCTTGTTATTCATGCCTGGCGGTTTTAGGTAAGTAAATAACGGCCGTGTAAGCCCGTCAAGCGTTACTTCTTCCTCAAGGTCCTCATAGATCTCGGATAGTGGTACACGGTCACCAACGCGCTCCTTTTCGCTAGAACGGTACAGCTCGTTAGTGATTGTATACTTGCCGTCCTTGGTCCACTCATGCAACTCGATCAAAGTATAGTAGATCGTTTCTTTGCCTACTGTCTTTTGACTCTTGTTGATAATTGCTGCAGAAGAAACGTCCTGTGTATTGGACTGTAAAGGATAAAATACTGGGGCTTGGACGAATGAAATCTTGATCTTGTCGTCGTCAACGTATGGACGCATAGCAAGACCACCCAAGGCCAAACAACTCTCAAGGTATCGCTCAAAGTTCTTATTAAACCGGTCATTTAGTAAAACAGTTTGAATGAACTCGTTTGTCACTCTATTCGCAACACTTATCTCTGCCTGCTCATTGAATACCAGGCTGGCGATCTTCTTACAAGCCGTGCGAGCAATAGGCAAGTGATTTCGTGTCCGCTGTTTATCAACCCGATTAGAATTGCGGTAGCGGATAGGGTCCCACTTACTCTGGTAGTATTTTAAGTTCTTCTGAATACGATCGTATTCGTCCTTATTAATTGCGATTTTAGGATGTTCTGTGATATTGCCTAGTGATTGGCTTGTCATTACATATTTACCCCTCTTAAAAATATTTCTTATTGATTGTAAGATACTCATTTCAAACCTTTCTCTAGGCTTTTAATCGTAGTAGTTGTGCATTATCAACGACCATATACTGGAACGCGTCGCAAGTGTGATCGTCCTCTTTAATAACTTTCGGGTCGTCGTCCTTGACCGTTTTCTCGTCCCATTGATAACGCTTGTGCTCCTCAATAAAATACTTGAGGTTGTTCTCGGTTGGAAAATAATAAAAACGGCCATTCGCAAGTAGCGATTGGACGTATTCTGTCATTATTATTTTTTTCTTCTTCGCTACCGGGTGCCAGCGAATACCAAAGTCTTCTAAATACTGGTTTCTCAATGCTCCCTCCGCACTATCTATCGTCATTTCAATGACTGGTACATTCGGATATTTCTGCGTCTGCTTGATAACAAAGTCATGTAGTTCCTTAGATAATACGCTCGGAGCTTTCTTCTTAACCTTGCCAGCCGGGCTGTAGTAGTAGTTATCCACAAGATAGAGATTAGACCTGTTAGTAACAACCGCGTGTAAGCAAGTAGTCGCTGATTGCTGGTGTCCGGTATCCGCTGCAAATAGCTGACCGATGACTCGTTCACCATCTGGTATCTTGTCTGCGCGTTTAAACAAATCCATGTTATACACGTTTGTACCAAGGCCCACCGGCTCACCCAGGTATAAATACCTGTAGTAGTCGTAGTCGTTACTCTTGATACGCTCTATCTCGTCCAGCATTTGTTCAGTCACGAAGCCCAGCTCGTCGTCCAGATAGCTAGATTCATGTATCAAATACTTATCGGCCGTCCGCAATGAATCAACCCACTCATTGATCCAGTTGTAAGGGTTGCGCGGTGGGTTGTACGACCAGAAGAATTGCACGAATGGATAGTCCGGGTGCTTCTGACGCATGAAAGTACTGTTTGATTGGTCGAACTCTTCCGAATCAGCGAACTCTGCTGCTTCCTCGTACCATACAGCAATAACCTTTCCGACCTCGTTAGATTTCAGCTTCTGGAAGTCGTCCTGCCCGTAGAAGTGGAACGTCGAACCCGTCCGTCTATGTACGATCTTATAAGGGCTTTTAGTACGTTTGAACTGATTAGCCATTCCAAACTTATCAAGCGCCCAGATTATCTTCTTGTAGACACTATCAAAGATTGTGTTACCAACTTTCCGGACAATAATAATCTCTACACATTGCCCCTGGGTTATCGCTTTAATCATCATAAAGACAAGCAACAAAGCAATGACTGAAGACTTAAAAGAGTTCCGTCCGCCCTTTAAAACATTGTAAGGCTTTGCCGACCGCCACACACTATAAAACTTAGGATTGATCTCTTTACTTAGTTTTATAGTTGGTTTAGTCGTTCGGGATATCGTCGATGATGAGGATTGACTCATCAGCACCACCTCCCGCCTCGTCTAACGCCTGGGCCTTGCGTTTATTCTCAAGCTCAAGCGACTTGATACGTGCTTTCTGTTCTTTCTTATCAAGCGCGTCCTTGGCACCCTCACTGTTTACTATCTTAGATATCAGCTCCATGTGACGCGAGCTACCTTTTAAGGCTTTCTGCATTGCTACCAAAAGGAGAGCTGACTCGTAATCGTCCTCAAAACCCATGTCCTGTAGTACTCTAGAGAGCTGAGGATTCGAAACTTTGGAAACAAGTAGAGCTTCAAGCGTCTTTTTCATGTTCGCTTTTCTTTTACGCGCCTTACCAGAAGCAATACCCGCTTTTCTTGCATTCGCTCGGCGTTCTTCGGGCGTTCGCTGTTCATTTGGTATTAAATTATCTGCACCAGCCATCGCCTCACTTCCTTTTCAAATAGTATTCTTAGTTCAATTTAACAGCCGTCTGTCCTGTGTGTTCTTCCCAGCGTTGAATTGTAGCATCCACATACCGTGGATCTAACTCCATGCCAAAATAGGTCCGTCCTAAATCCTCACAAACAATCATAGTCGATCCGGAGCCGTTGAAACTATCTAGCACGTTCCAGCCTTTCTTACTAGAGTTCCGTACCAGCCGTTCAATCAATTTCAGTGGCTTCATAGTAGGGTGCAAGCCATTTCTTGCTGGTTTATTCTCGTTGATGATAGTGGTCGGTGAGTTAGCCTGCATACGCTCGATATACTCAATTAGCTCGGCCTTCGTCATTTTATTCAAATCTTCCACGTCTTCAATGATAGTAGTCAAAGAACGGTCATTCACAAAGTAATGTGCTGCCCCCTCTTTCCAACCATACAAGCAAGGTTCATGCTTCCACTGATAATCTTGACGACCCAAAACAAGGGTGTTCTTATTCCAGATTAAACATTGTCGTACCGTCCAACCAATATCAGAGCAAGCACCTCTAAAATTGTAACCCTCTGAATCTGCGTGCCAGATGTAGAATGCCCCCCCTTCACGTAGAACCGTATCTGCAGCAAAAAACGCGTCTCTCAAAAACTTTCTAAATGACTCATTATCCATACTGTCATTCATGATTGTGAGAGCTTCCTCGGTTCCACCTTCATAGGCTACGTTATACGGCGGGTCAGTAACAATCAAGTCAATCTGTTGTCCGTCTACCAATTTAGCAAGCTGGTCTGGATCAGTGGAGTCACCACACATGAGACGGTGCCGTCCAAGCTGATAGATATCGCCCAGCTTCGCGATTGGCTCTTTAGTTTCTTCTACTTCGAAATCATCCTCTTCAACTTCGGACTCTGGCTCGTAGTAATCAAAGCCGAAATCTTCCATGTCGATATTCACAATACTTTCAAGTTCTGAATTCAAAAGTTCAATGTCAAACCCAGAGTTCATAGTCAATTTATTGTGAGCTAGGATGTAAGCGCGTTTCTGCTCATCATCCATGTGAGATAGACGAATCACTTCCACCTCGTCAAAGCCTAACTCTTGCAAAGCCTTGTAGCGTCCGTGGCCCTCAATAATAACGTTGTTCTCGTCAATTGCTATCGGGTCGTTATTTCCAAACTCCTGGATTGATTTCTTAATTTGTTCAATCTGTTCGCGAGGGTGTAGCTTCGCGTTGTTCTCATATTCAGTTATTTCTGAAATATTGATTTTTTCTATTTTCATTTTTAACTCCAAGCACCAAAAAGAGCGCACCTTAACGATGCGCGCTTCTCGGGTTATATGGTTCTACTTTGTCCTCGTTGACAAAATAATTCAAGGGGCCTAGTAAGTAGCACCAAACTTACATCATCGGTCACTTTCTTTTTTGTTTTTTTGCGGTGCTTTTTATAGCCGGGGCAGGAATCGAACCTGCACTATACGGGTGAAAAGTCCGTTACTCTAACCGTTGAGTTACCCAGCAACCTACTATAAGGAGACAACCAAATGGCGCAGGTCCTTCCTACTTCATTGGATAATACTATAATACCACTCAATACAGCGCTTTTACTCCCTACTTTCTTTCAATTATCTCCCAGAAATCTATACTCTAGCAACTCCCCAGCTTTATAGGCTTCTGCAAACTCTAATAATGCCCGATCCAGCAATCTATAGTATTCACTTTCCGAATATCCTAGACTTGGATAAATAGCCTTGTCTTGTCTGAATCGCACTCGGCAATATCGCTCAATCAAAATCTGCGATAGGTTTAGGTCAGACAGTCTATTGATCGCCGATGCCATAAGTTCCAACTCTTGCTGGGCGCTTACCCGCCTAATAACCATCTGCTCTGTTTGACGGCTGGGGGAACTTGGCGCGCCCTTTGGTTCCAGGGAGTAAGTAGCTGTTACTTTGGGGCTGTATTCTTCCCCAGCAATTCTTAACAATACGCGGTAGTTCTTGAGTGTATTGTCTGCATTCTCCTTTGTTTTGTTCTTCAGTATTTCTCCAAAAAGCATTCAATCCCACCCTTCCATCTCAAAGATTAAATCCAGCGTTTCCAGTTTACGTCTTAAACGGCGCTCTCGCTTGCGTTCTTCGTTTCGTCGATAGTTATGATTCTCTTGATAAAATCGCTCAACCAGGTCCTCGCTAGACCGTCCTGGGCCTACTTTATCAAGCGACTCTTTCATACACTCATAGAGTAAATCAGTTTCTACAAACCCTACAAACTTCGCGATGATTGCAGACGACGGCATTTTGTTTTGTTTCTTGTATTTTTCATAACGCGCTCCGTCCTGATAAGCATTGTAGCTTTTCGCTTTTTTAAAAAACTCGTAAACAGATTCAAACTCAGATATCGCCTTGTCCGCTTCCTGGAAGAACTCTTTCTTCAAGTCCATCTTCTTTCTCCTGTCGATATATCAAAAGTATTTCATCTGCCCAAGTTCCTTCCTGGTTAGAGGTTGGTTTAAGTGTTTTCGTTGAAGTAACGACAATATCCAGCGTTTCATACGAAGTATTGTTAATAAAGTTTTTCAGTCTCTCAGCAGGGGTTAAATGATTTCCTAATCCTCTTTCGTCTTTAAACAATTTCGCTCTAATCATGTTATCCCCCCACGCCGTTCATATCGGCAATTTCTTGTAATTCTTGGGTCATACGTGAGTTATAATCATTATTCAATTTGTTTATAATCACGTCTTGCATTGTGTTTTTTTCTTCGATTTTCTCGAGCTCGTCCTTTTGCGTTTTGATTGTTCGCTGTAGATCGCTGTTGCTCGTTTCAAGCACCCGGACCCGCGAGTTAAGGTTGACGCATACAGCGATTAGGACAAAAAGGATAAACGCAAAATTTGCACGTATCATCTTATCATTATTCGTCATTTTCTCGCCCTTCTTTCCACATAGCGAGTCCGATCACTGCGAGGCCTCCCAGCCATGCAATAGACAAGAGCCCAAATATAACAGTTAATAAGTCCATTAATACCCCCTCAAACTCTCTCCTAATTTTCTATTTCCATTTTTAGAAAGACCAAAACTGATCGTTATTTCCTTATTCTCTAAAGTGATACCATTGCCCGATAGTACACTTGCATCAATAACTCCCGCTTCCATAACCATACTATCTGGATTAAAATTCTCGACTGTCGGAGAAAGTATCGTCCATTCTTTATTATCAGCCGTTTTTATTTTTAATCCTAAAAGACGGCCATTGCAATATCCACGATACTTCCTAATTAATCGTTTTCTTGTTTTATTCAATGACATTGTCTTGACTCCTTTGTAATTCTATTACGTTCTACTCTTAATTTGAAGCTAGTGTCATCACCGAAACATACTAGAGTTGTTTCTTCTTCCCACTGACTTTTTGTGTATGGGTATCTGTTTGGTCGTGTCATGTTTACTCCTCATTCATTTCTTTAAGGGTATCCCACATACCTTTATGTAGGTTTGTGATATTCTTCATGTACTGCTTTCTTGCTGGAATACTCTTAAAATCCCACCATTCAGCACCATCATACTCATAACGCTCAATCCACCAGTCTTCACCAACTAGCACAAGGTCTTTTGGTACATGTTGAGCACCATAACCAGAATCATAATTTGTATTCCTTGCCACTGTTTCAAAGTTTTTTCTTGTGATCTCAAAATCATCACCTTGGATGAATATAACATCATCTAGTGTTTTACCATATTTTTCTAGAAACTCTACTGTTTCATCTAATAAATTTGTACTCATTCTTCCACCTCCTCAATTTCAATCCCTTCACAATCAAACACCCAGCCAAAGTTTGCTTCTTCAAGCTCTTTGTGGGTGTGTTTAACGCTAAAATCTAACGGTTCACTTTCCCCGCTAAAGAACCAACTATCTAAACTTATACGATGATTTAGGTATTTGTGACTTTCTTCCACTCCTTTTACTTTGACAATATACCGCTTTTCTTTTTCGACCTCGTAGCCAAACTGGTGCATATTGACTAACGTTTGAAAAGGCTTGGTTTCACCGTCAATGATCCATTCTTCAAATTCGTTTAGATCTCCTTCATCGTATACACTTGGTATATGATCTATGCATCGAAATAGAGCGATTTCAAAATCATCTTTATGTTCTTCATACCAATCCGCCACAAACTGCGGGATTGTTACTTTTTCAAATTTCTTTAACATACCGCCCACAATGACTCCGCCCTGCTCGGTTTCAAACGTTATTGCCACTTTATTATCTTTTGCGTTTTCTGTGATCGAAAGTGTAGGTTCTGTGAACAATGTATCTTTCAAATTATCAAATAATGTGTTATTAATGTGTTCAATTAATTCTCGTTTATTCATTTCATTTTCTCCTTTTTCAAAATCAAGGGGGAATAATCACCCTCACGTTAGTTTTCCTTTTTCTTCAAAGTAAATGCCAGCGTGGCTACTGAGATACCAAGTGCAACAAGTGACAATCCAAGGTCTGATCCAGTCGCAGGCAAGACTGCTGGTGCGCTGTACGCTTCGACTATTTCTTCAGATTCGTTTTTCGCGTGGTTTTCGCTTGATTTTTCACGCGATTTTACGATCTTCACTTCTTCGACTTTTGGTGTTTCTTTTGGCGCTGGGGTGTTTGGCTTGTCAGTTGTTTTGCTTGGTGTGTTTGGTTTGTCTTTTTTAGGCTCTGGAATATCGATCACTAGTTCCGGTTTGTCCAATACTGGAGCTGGTGGAAGTAGCGGAATATCTTCGATATTGATCTCTGGTTTTTCCAAGATCGGAGCGTCAAACGGTACCACTCCGCCTTGCCACTTGGGCTTATCAAGTTGTGGCGCGTCAAACGGTGTTGTACCGCCTGTCCATTCTGGCTTATCTAAAATAGGCGCTGGTGGCATCATAGGAATATCGTTTAAATCGATTGACGGTTTATCGTATACGGGTGCTTCATTCGGGATTTCCCAAACTGGTTTATTCTCACCACTTGCATCACCTTTACCTCCCACAAGCTGTACATAGCTATATGAGGTAGCTCCATCCGTTTTAGCTTTTAGCTCAATTTTGTTAGTTGGATTATTACTATCCTTAACAGCATTTACAAGTTTAGTCTTGTAGTTAATGTAGATCATGTGATCCAAGCGATCCATAGTGATTGTAAATCCATGATCCGACTTACTGATTGACTTAACAAGATCCATAGCAGATCCTTTATCAATCCAAGGGTCTAGGCTTTCAATATTCTTAATTTCAAAATAATCATCGACCAGCTTTTGATTTTCACTCATTTCATCAATGATTTTCACATAGTTGAGAACACGTTTAGCATAATTCACACGAGCAGTCCAGTTAATAACTGTTGGATCGTCTTTATCTTGACTACCCCACTTAGCAAGTAACTCATCTTTACCGATGACTTGTTCTTTCCCAATGTTAGCAGTAACCACTGTACCGTTAAAATTCACATTTACCGGTTTACCAGATTCAACCTTATCAGTCCATTGAGCGTCCAGCTTCAATGACATTTGCTTGTTCAATGGGTGAGTTGCAAAATAGTCATTGAATACTGTGGTCACAGTACGATCTTCAGGATTAGTAGAAGCCTTGCCAACCACAGCATTCTCTGAATTTTTCACGTCAAATTCATACTTAGTCTGAAAGTTGATTTCTTCTGGCAAGTTGAAAGTAACTTTATCACCCTCATTGATAGGCATATCGTCTGGAAAATGTACGTTTTTGTATTCCACGGTAAAGCCTTGGTATTTACCAGTGCCTTTTGATTGGTCGATTTCTACTTCTGGATTGGTTACTTGAATATCGGTCCCATTTTTTGTAAATTGTGTAGCATTTCCCGATTGGTTGTGATCGTTGCTTTCGCTTCCTGTTTCTGCATCTGGATTTTTAGCAGTTGGTTGTTCAACAGTTGACGCTGTTTCATTTTTTTCTTCTCCAGATCTTCCGCTATTTGAAGCCGTAATTCCGCTTGTTTCAGTTCCGTTTGTAGTTGTTCCTTGTACTTCATCTGCCTTTACTCCTTGTGTTGTTGCTACTGTTGCCAATACTGCTGCTGTCGTCAAAATAATTTTCTTGTTCATTTCTATTTACCTTCTCTTTCTTCTGCTTCAAATTGCAACCATACCAGATCCTCATATAAGCCTCTGGCTACTCTTTTAATATCGCTCAAGTCTTGCGCGCTCATTTTTTCTGGCTCGCGTAGCAAAGATATCTTGATGTTAGTTAATTTCTGTATGTACTGTTGGCGCTTTGAAAGCTGTAGCCATTTTTCATCTGGAATGTCTGGGGTTTGCGAATACCCCAAAAGATAGCCCACACTAACTCCAAAAAAATTAGCCACGCCCTCTGCCGTTGGGGGTTTCATAGCGCCTTCTCCACGTTCCCAACGTTGTACAGATCTGATATTTACACCAATTTGTTCAGATAAGTCCCTCTGACTTAACTTATGTTGTTTTCTTAACTCCTTAATCCGGTTCATTTTCTAAATCATCCTCTTTCACAAAACTACCCTCGACCCAACGACCTTTTCGGTCCTTGATCTCGTTGTAAGCTAGCTCAAAACAATCCACGAAGTCATAATCTAATTTATGCGCGATAGCTTTTAAATAACTGATAATTCGGTACAAGTTAAATTTAGCAGTCGTTTTCACTTCGTGCTTGCGAGTAAACTGAAATTCACTCGCATTCTCGATCATCAACTCAAAACATTCTTTAACATCGCCCTTTCTGGCTTCTACCGCTTTAATCATGATCTCAACCGGATCAAGTTCAATCATCATTGCCAAGCCTACGACAACCACGGCACAATCACCGATGCTGTCCTTGGTTAGCTGCTCTTTTTGCTTGGCATACCCTGCGCATAGCTCGCCCAATTCTTCGAATAGCTTGAGCGTCTGTTTAAATACATTTCCCTGCGTGATATCCCGGTCAATAAACCATTGCCTGGTTAGCTCGGTTAGTTCCTCGATTCTATCAATATCCATCTATCAAATCCCCCTCGATTTCTTTTAATTTCTTGTCTATGGCCTTAATTTCCTTATGTAGCCATTCGCGATAGTTCGCGCTGTAGTGATGTCCTCGCGTATTGCTGATTGTTTTTAGCTGTAGTTCCTCACTCAGCCGTTTCTCATAGATACGCTTAGACCGTAGTAGATTTTCCTTTTCCATGTCAAATACCTAAACGATGATTTTCTAAACCGTCTCTAAAACGGTACATTTCTTCAAAATATAGCCCGATCAAGATTGCGTCCGCTTCATCGTCCTTAACATCTTTATTAAATTTATCTGCCACGATGTCGATTGCTTGCTGTTTCAAAACCTGCCGGCCTTTGCCTTTAATCGCAAAGTGCTTTCTCCAAGTTCTAACATTGACGAAGTAGACACGGTCCGCAATGAGCCTGGAAATGATAATGCCCGTTGCAATTCCGATTTTAACCATCGTCTGCTGGTTGCCACCTCCGACATTGTTCTGCTCGATCACAATCTCTTTAAAGGGTTTGTTATACTTTGAAATCAACCGCGACTGAATGGCTTTCAGCTTATTCGCCATTTGTAAAGCCCGTTCTAAAAATGTACCTTTAGGGTTAACGACCCCACTTTCTAACAGGTCTGGGCCGTCATAAACAGCCCAGCCTGTCGCACTAGTGGAAGCGTCAAGTGATAACGTCAATTCTTTCATTCGTTACTCCAAGCCACGTTTTAATAAATGACTCAAAAAAGCTTTTATTTCATCTTCTTCATCGTTTACTTCCAGCTCTTTTAAATCTGAGCCATCTTCCTCGGTAATTTCATACTCAGCTTTGATTTTAACCAGGCGACCACCTACTGCCTTAGCTAGATTTTCAATAGATTTGTCAGTTTTCTCATCTCCTTTTTCAAAAATCGAAGCAAAGCGAATGTCATCGGTTGTTTTAGCAGTGAATGTTAATGCTCTGTCATTGTTTTTATAATCAACCAAAAATCGGTTGTTGTTATCATTTGCGATTGCGTAGAATTCTTTTTGTTGTTTCATGTTATTTCTCCTTGTTTTACATTTTTAAAATGGCAAATCATCATCTGAGATATCCATCGGGTTTGCATTCATTGGTTCGTGCCGTCCAAAGTCTGGCTGGCTGTATCCTTGTGAGTGCCCAGCTTCACGGTCTTTCCGACTTTCCAAAAGCTGGAAGGTTTCTGCTACGACTTCAGTGACATAAACACGTTGACCTTGCTGGTTTTCGTAATTACGTGTTTGAATGCGACCGGTAATCCCAATCAAAGCCCCTTTCTTGGCCCAGTTTGCGAGATTTTCTGCTTGCTGTCGCCAGATCACACAATTGATGAAATCTGCTTCACGCTCTCCATTTTGGCTCTTGAAGTTGCGATTGACTGCGAGGCTGAAAGTAGCAACCGCTTGATTGCTTGGCGTATAGCGTAGCTCTGCGTCTCTGGTCATGCGACCAACTAATGATACGTTGTTTAGCATTTCTTCATTCCTTCCACAGTTTCAAATTTGATATCATGAGTGTCTAACCACTCTTTAAATTGTTTCGCTTGCTCAAGATCAAACCAAAACTTGATAGTAGTAACGTATTTACTATTTGCTGGATCTGGTTTGGGTTCATCTTCGATAACTTCACCAGTTTCTGCATCGTAGGCCTTGATACTTGCTTCTGCTTGCTCTTTAGCCATACGCTCAATTTCTGCCTTGCGTTCTTCTTCTGCTCGCTTCTGCGCTTCTTGGCGCTCCTTGAATAGCTTGGCACTCTCGATATCTGCAGTGATACTGTCAAGTACCTCTGCTAGTGTCTGACCGCTTTCATAGGCCCGAATATAAGTAGCTGGCCCGATGTTGTGAGTCGCACACTGGCTACTGATGATTGAAATATCTTGATCTTTCTGGTTCTGCTTCTGCAATTCAGCAAGTACGATACCCTCTAACTCTGTTTCCGTTTTCTTTAATAGTTGGAAGCTGTCTTTTTTAAATTGTCCAGCTTTGGTGTAACCGTCCAGATATTGCTCAAAGATTTCTGGGTTTAGATTACCCTCAAGGGCCTTTTCTTTAAACCAGTTACGCACCGCATCTTTTCGCAAGGTTTTCTGGTTTTCTTCGTACCCGTCAATCTGTTGTTTCAAGGTGTCGATCAAGCCTTTTAATTTGCTGTAAGGCACTTTGTACGCTTTTTCAAATTCTGTGTAAGGTTCATTGATTTTGCCCTTGATTTCTTTTCGACGCTTCTCAAGACTCTCGCTCAACTTGTTCAAGTCGGTCCGTGCTTGCTTGACTTCTTCAATCGTGTTAACTTCAAGGTCAAATGTTCCGTATTTAGCAATAGCTTGTTCAATCCCAGTCTCGAACGCTCCAAAGTCGCTGAATGCGACTTTGGCAGGCTCAAAATTAATCTGGATATTATCAAGCTGGTTAATTGTTTCCGCTTCTTTCATTTTTCTGTGTCTCCTTTTTTAAGTAAAAGGTAAGTCAATATCTTCTGGCAATTCTTCTGCTACAAAAGGCATTTCTTCCGCTGGGTATTCCGTGCTTGCGATTGGTTCAACCTCTTTCTTTGGTTGCTCCTGCTTCATCTGTTCAATCTGCGCTTGTTTACGCTTCATGACTTCCTCACGGCTTTCTTTTGGTGTCACATCAATAGGTTGCGCTTGCTCCATTTCGTCCGCTGTGTACAAACCTCCAACATTTTCACTAAATGCTTCACGCATTGCAGACACAAGAGCTACTTTACGGATCATCAATTCTGGCATTTTGGCCCACATAGATTTTCCTGTGTTGTAAGCCTTAAAGTCTGCGTCTACCTCTATAGGAAAACTGCGATCTTTCCGATGTACCTTGGCCCAGCCTCCTAGCAATTCGTCATGTTTGCTGTGGATTGTGCCTGTGATCTGCTTGATCTCGCCTTCTGGTGTTTCTACCACGATACCCGCTTCAAACCCGTCAAAGTTTGGATTTTGTTCAGCACGCTTCATAAAGGCATCTTTTGACACGACTACTTGCGCTGGGTTCGTTCCGTACTTGATAAAGTAAACCTCTTTAGTAAATGGATTGAGAGTGCGTTCTTTACAAGTTGCGATAAAGTAAGCTAGTTCTTCATCGCTGGCTTTGCCAGACGGATCAAGATACTGTTTAACAATCTTTGCATTCAGTAATTGCGGGTTTGTGAGAAAGTCTCCTGTTGTCTTAACTGCCACTTGGTTATTTGTCATTTTCGTTTCTCCTTATACTGTATATAATTCTTCGCCTGTTTCGTCGTCACAAATTCCTAGGCCACCTAACGCTCTATAATTTTGTGCGACTTGATTCCAATAGCTCATATTTTGATAGTATGTTGATTCTGATATTTGTTCGTAACTCATTTTCATTTCTCCTTTAATTTTTTGTAACTATCCCAGCTTGTCTTTTTCAAACTATTTAGTAGCTTCTGCTCTGTCCGGATCTGCTTTTTGTACTGTAGCACCCACGCTGTATACTCATCATCGTTCTCTGCGAAATAATATCCGCGAGGTAATGACCGGCTGGCCACGATAGGCACCGAGAAATTAAGTCGTAGTTCTGCGATACCCTCACGCACACCCCGTACTGACAAGTTTGTCATTTTGGCAATGTCGCGAGTTGTCAGTACGTTCGCCCGTCCTACTCTGATACAGGCCAGTATTAACTGTAAGCGTTCGTTCATAGCTTTCCCTCCTCTTGATATCTCATTAAGACTTCTTGATACTTTTTCAAAAGTTGGTTTTTTTGGTTAAGTTCCTTCCGTAGCTTTCTGTTATCGTTCAAGGTTACTCGAAGTATATTATTCTTACCTTCTAGGTCAATTTTTTGAAAACGTATTTCTTGCTTTAATGCTTTAATTTTTTTGCTATAAAACATCTGCCATGCTCCAGTCATTATCAGAGTGTGAGTGTTTCCGTGCATAAGCTAGATCAGTTTGAAATGCTTGATAACCCTCGTTGAATTTCTCTTGTAAATCTTCCTCATACTGTTGCATGATTGCTTCCTGTTTGGCCAGTCTAGCTTTCTTACGTTGCGCCCGTTTGAAATCCCAGACAGCGCCTGCGAAGCCTGCCAAAAAGAAAGTCCCTGCAATTGTCATGCAAGCTAAAATATCGTTATACATCTTACATCTCCTTATTAATTCGTCTGATAGCCTTATAATATCCGCTATCTCTGGGTATCGTGTACCCTGTTAAATCTTCTACCTGGCTACCGTCTGCCATAATATTGATTATGCGCGGTCGCCATTGATTTTTAACTCTAGTCATGTTATAATTTCCTTAGAAAAGTTTTATCTCTGGTCTTTTGGGGTCCCGTTCCCAAAGGGCCTTTTTTTATGCTCTACCAGCTAAACGGCAAGCGTACAGGTCCATGATCTTACCTCTAGCACTATCCGGATCACTTGCTAGTAACTTAGCTTTAATTTCATCTGATAACTCGTAGCAAGTAGCTTCGAAGCCCTCAATCATTTTGTCAATCAAAACGGCAATTTTCTCCTGTCTTCTGCGTTGTCTGGGTACTTAAAGTAAAGGTCCCGGCCTCCTTTTGTGATTCGGCTGACTAGCCCGGTTTCAAAAAGTGACTTCATCTCTGACCCTACCAGGTTAGTTGTGATGATTGTCGCTTCTCGCTCATCTAACAAGCTATACAGAAAGTCCTGCTTCCATTGTGCATTGTCAGAGCGTCCGAGGTCATCAAGGATAAGATAGTCAACCTTTTTTAATAGCTCCAGCCATTCGTTGCTGGTCATTCCCTCTTTACGGTTGAAAGAGTTTTGAATTTTGATAAATAAGGCTGGTAAGTTGATGAATAAAATGCTTTTAGGTTGCTTGTTCGCTCTCCAGTCAGCATTTAGCTTACTTGCTACTGCCATAGCTAGATGCGACTTACCGCGTCCAGCTTTGCCCATTATCAAAGCGTTCCCTTTCCCGTCGTGCAAGTAGTGAGATACCAAACGCAGAGCGTAATTTTTGGCTTCCTGGTCGATTTGATTCGTTACCGTGAAGTTTTTAAAACTAGCTTCTCTCAGTCCACTCGGTATGATGCTGTTTTTATCCAGCACATCGTAAGTCTTGCGCAAGATTGTTGATGCGTGGGCTTGACCTATTTTCTGATCTTCTTCACGCGCCATCTTCTCCCTTTGGCATTCTGGGCAGAAAGTTCTGTTCCGTTCGTCCTGCAGCGGTACATCATCATTCAAAGACCATTTGAAACATTGATGTATATCGCAGGTTTCCGATTCGTTTATGTGATACACAAGTGGTAGATCCATAGGCTATCCCTCCTCGTCCTCTTCCCAGGGTAATAAGTCCGTGTAAGGGCTAAATACCGGGTTTTTGATAGGATAGGGACTGGCTTCTTTTTTTGTTTGTTTTGCCTGCCTCTTGCGGTCATGATCCTCGACTTCTTCAAGTGAGGTAAATCCTTCTTTCTTCCAGTTTTCTAAAATTGCTTTTAGATAGTTAAAACTAGTTGAACCAGCATCTTCAGTACGCTCCACTGCGTACTGGATCATCGGGATTGTAAAATGATCTATTGTGATATAGTCCATTAACATTTGAGTGTGTCGCTCATTAATTTTGATGTTGCTGTCTTTGATAATCTTTGAAAAAGATTTTTGACCAGCGTCATCGTCATTATCTGACCTTGACTCTCCTATGCTATCCTCACCTATCCTATACTCTCCTATACTATCCTTACCTATACTATGCTGACACTTGCCCGTCACTTGCCCGTCATCTGTCAGACACTTGTCAGACACTTGTCCGTCAATGTATTTTTTTTGACCTGTAACCCGTTTCCCTTCAACCACCAAGTCTGTTTTTTCTAGTAACAGTTCGCGGTAGCGTGAGGGTTGTACTCTGTCTGCTCTGATTTTGTTTTGTTCTTCAAAGTCAGTTATAAAGTAAACCATATCGTCATTTAGTGGTAAGATGAATTTTTTTACAACCAGCAGCCCTAGCGAGTCTTCCTTAGCTCCGATCATTCGGACGATGGGAAAAGCCTCAACCACTCCATCATCATCGCTTGATAAAATCAAGTGGGTGTATAGGGCTTGCGCTTCGAACGGCATCATTAAAAATTTTCGACTTTGAAAAATCTTTTTAGATAACATTCTTCTCTCTGCCATCTTTCTCCTTTCTATTCACTCCGCTAGATTGTCGCATTTATGCGACTGTCTCGCTAAAAAAAATGGCCATAGCTTCATCTTTTGAAAGATTGAGGGCTGACACGATTAAGTTTACTTCCTTAATCGAAAAGTTGCCATTTCGCTTCATTTTGCGGTAAAACGTGCTTTTTGTAACACCGATTTTACTTGCAAGTTCTTCTTGCGTGGTGTTTCGTTCTACGATTTTACCCTTCAACTTCGATACATTAACCATGTATTCTCCTTTCTTTTTGTCGCACTTCTGCGACTTGTTGAATTAAGTATAACATGACCAGAAAAGTTTGTCAACAAAAAAATCGCATTTTTGAAACTTTTTTGTTGCGTTTTTGAAACTAAAGATGTAAAATTAACGTGTAATATATAAGAGGAGAAAAAATCATGAACGTCGGAGAAAGAATTAAATTAAGAAGAAAAGAATTAAAGATCTCTGCTGATACCCTCGCTGAGCGCGTGGGAGTTTCTCGCTCTACTATATTTAGATACGAAAAAGGCGATATAGAAAAAGTAGGTCCAGAGGTACTAAAGAAGATTTCTGAAACATTGAATATTTCACCCGCTGACCTTATGGGATGGGAGGAAGAAGCAGAAACAACCGCTGAAACCGGCTACTCAGAAACTGATCTGCGCAAGTTAGCAGAAAGTGCAAAGACTTTTGACGGCAAGCCATTGACAGAAAGCGATATACAAGCAATCCAAAACATAATAGAAATTTACTTACAAGGCAGATTATGAGCATAGAAGAAATTTGCGATAAAGAGGGAGTGACACTCGCTTACTTTGACAATGAGCTGTGGCCACGTCCTGGAATGATAATCTCAGATATGAGAATTATCTTCGTTAACAAATCACTAACTAGGGAAGCCCAAGAAAGGGTTGTACTGCATGAGTTAGGACACTTAAACCATACCGAGGCCAATTATATTATTAACCCAATTAAATGTGAGAATGAGGCTAATAGGGCCATGATACACGAATTATTGAGAGAGGAGCTGGAAAGGGTAGACAAGGAGGATTTTAATTACTTAAACTTTATGGAACGGCACAAACTAAAATCAGTGACTGACGAATTAATGGTGATTGATGAATTTTATAGGCTAGTGGGATAGCCTGGGAGGTAAATATGAAAAAGGTAACTTTTATGGCAATTGCAGCACTCACGCTCTTAATGGCTGGGTGCAGTCAAAACGAAGCAGATACAGATCAAGGGCAAGAAGAATCAACCGAGCAAGTGACAACCGAGTCCAGCTCTGAGAAAACACGAAAAGAAAAAGCCTGGGAACTAGTAGATAAGGCTAAAGCAAAAAGCAAGGAAGAAAACCAAGGCGAGGAACAGTACAGAAAGGCTACTGGGCACGTTAGCACGGTTAGACCGCTACTGGATCAGTTTGCAAACTCTTATAAACAATGGATTGACTCTAGTCAAATGGAAGTGTACTATCGCAGTGATAGGATCGCGGTATTGCTACCAGTGGCATCATCTGAATTGACAAACGACCAGCTACACCAGACAGCGGACGGACTGCTGAAGATCAAAAACGACGTTGAAAAAACATACAAAATCACTGATAAAAACTTCACCGCTCCGCCCGTTTATGTACATGACAAAAACGAGGTCCAACTTGCGCACGAAGAAAATGGTGCAATGATTTACGATAAATAAAAAAAGCCCCACGCTCTCAAAGTTTGGCGACTCAGAGCGTGAGGTTGAAAAGATAAAGAAAGGATTTCAAAATGTTTTATTTTGAAAGGGTCTTTCTGTACTCTATTTTATCAGAAATGGAGAGGAAAGACAATGAATAAAGTAGCGTTATATGTGCGCGTGTCTACCACTTCTCAGTTGGAAGAGGGCTACTCGATAGAAGAGCAGAAAGCAAAGCTTGAAAGCTACTGTGATATAAAAGACTGGCACGTTTACAAAGTATATACAGACGGAGGCTTCTCTGGCTCTACAACCGAGCGCCCAGCACTAGAGCAACTGATAAAAGATGCCCAGAACAAGCTATTTGATACGGTACTAGTATATAAGCTGGACCGGTTGAGCCGCAGCCAAAAGGACACGCTATACTTGATCGAGGATATTTTTTTAAAAAATAATATTGAGTTCGTAAGCCTGCTGGAAAACTTTGACACTTCAACCCCTTTCGGGCGGGCCGTTATAGGCTTATTGTCAGTATTCGCTCAGCTAGAGCGCGAGCAGATCAAAGAGCGTATGCAGTTAGGCAAGCTGGGTCGAGCTAAATCTGGAAAGTCTATGATGTGGGCCAAAACGTCCTACGGCTATAATTATAACAAGGATACCGGCACAATGACTGTTAACGAGTATGAAGCTCTAGCCGTCAAGGAAATATACGCGTCATACTTGGCTGGTATGTCAATAACTAAATTGAGGGATAAGATTAACGAAGAATACCCCAAACAACCAGCCTGGAGCTATCGTACAATCAGAGGAATACTAGCCAATCCTGTATATTGTGGCCTCAATCAATACAAAGGCCAAACATTCCAAGGCACACACAAGGCCATTATCTCTCTAGTGGACTTTGAACGGACTCAAAGAGAGCTAGCTAAACGACAGCAGACGGCCAAAGAACTCTCGAATCCTCGACCATTCCAGGCTAAATATATGCTATCTGGGTTGGCTCAATGTGGATACTGCCACGCGCCCCTCAAAGTCATTTTAGGCCAAAAGAGGAAAGACGGCTCACGATTTAAAAGATACGAGTGCTACCAACGACACCCTAGAAAGACAAAAGGTGTCACGGTCTACAATGACAACAAAAAGTGCGATTCCGGATACTATGATATGGAATTGTTAGAGCATTATGTTCTAACTCGCATTTCTCAGTTACAAAACGACCCAGAGAAGATACAAGAATTATTTTCGGACGATACAAGCCCGGCAGTCGACAGGCAGGCAATCCAAAAACAGATAGACAGCCTAACACTCAAACTAAGTAAGCTAAACGACCTATACTTGGACGATAGGATCACGCTGGACGAATTAAGGACCAAGTCTTCAGATTTCATCAAGCAAAGAACCGCCCTGGAAGAGGAAATGAAAAAAGCCTCGACTGATAAGCAAGCGGGCCGAAAAGACAAGATAGAAAAGCTATTAGATGCTAGTAGCGTTCTAGAGATGTCATACGATAATCAGAAAGTTATTGTCAGAGAGTTAATTGACAAGGTACAAGTCACATCTGACAAGGTGGTTATTCGCTGGAAGATTTGATAAATTTGGTTACGCTGTTTTCAATAAGTGTAAAGGCTTTAACCTTATAGGTTTTTAATTTTT